CTCATTTATTTTTAAATAGAAATTAGAAAATAACAACTCCATATCCTGCTCGATTAATAATCTTTCATCAGTGGTGATTGAGTTGTAAAACTTTGTATCATCCTCTATATTTTGTGATGAAAACACGGCGCCGCTATCCCTTCTGCCAACTATAGAAGGTGGTTGTCCGAATCTTTGTAGTATTGAATTCTTTACACGAGCGTCGGTACTCTCATACATCTTATCATTGTTGGCGCTATCAAATTTATCTACTCTTATTTTTTCCTCACCTCCATTTTCTATAACTATTATTTTACCAGTATTATCTGGCCCCTGAAATGTTTTCCAGTTATTAATTTCTTCCTGAAAGGCCTCATCGCTTTCAAACTCCTTTGGGTACTGGACCATTGCGGATGGACGGAATCCGTTTTGTAGTTCTTTTTGCGTGTAAAGCTTTATGTGTTTATCAGAAATAACATCTTCTATTACCGGATCTATTGGGGCTAATGGGTATTTATTATCAGTGTAAATCTGTCCACCATAATTTAATATTCCACCGCACTTTTGAATTTGGTAAAGCAGTTCAGTTTTATTGCTGGTGAATTTATGATACCAAATTATGTCTTCTTTTTTTACACGACTATAAATGGAGCATTCCCAATCATTATACACAGCAATCATTCCTGATTTTTCTCCTGTGCCCCTTCTACAATATTCAAACGGAATGTGACTAACTTCGGATACTTGCAGTAGCCCGTTGTAATTAACATGATAAGATCTACCTCCTAGATGCGCTATGTCTTTTGCAACAGCCCTTAGTAATTTATCGGCTGTTAGTCCTTTTTTATTTATCACCGAACCATAAAAAGTTTTATCTTTAAAGCCGCCGCCGGTAATAAATTTTGCATAAATTTCTACTGATCTTTTTGCAGTACCTGAAGCGTTGATAATATCTATGATTCTTTGAGGATAGCGATTGTCAGAGTCATATAATTCTATGTGATCCGTTTTACTGTCCTTATTATAAATACGCTTATCTACTTTGGGTACTTCGCTTCTCATAAAATAAAGTAGTCTTGATATCCTATGTCTATAAATTTTTTAGCCAGTTCGTCGCTAGTATTGTGAAATGTGTAATGTTTTTTTTCAAACCCTAATGACTCATCCCACATGTGAGTATTAATAACCCTGCCCCTTTTCATTCTTATTTTTTGCGGCTCTTCGTTTCTTTTTTCATAAAGCTTATTGAAAGCATACTCTACACTGCTGCTATTGCAACTAAAGCAAATGTCCTCCCCAAATACTTTATTATAAAGGGAGGACAGTTCACTGTGGTGTTCCTTGAAATATTTTAACCCTTTTTCAATCTCTTCTTTTATTGTCACCTAACTATAATAAAGCGTTTACAAGTGCCGTAGTTGTTGCTAAGTCCGTAAGGAATATTGTTGCCGGAACCTTTGGCTCCTTTTGATTATCAGGAGTGGCAAGCGTAAGAATGTATGCGCCTTGCGTATCAGCATCATTTTTAGCAGAAGTGGCAACTTTTAAATAAAGACCTACGCCTTTTCCAAAAAGTTCATACACCGCATTACCATCAACGCCCTGATTATTGTTTTTGACAATAGCCACTAGAGTTCCGTCTTTAATGCCCTCTATAACCTCTTTCGTTTCGGGCGTATTAGAGAATATTCTGAATAAAATCTGATGCGTCCACGAGCTTCTATATTGATTAGGAACTAAATCTACCTGAGGTTCTACAGAGCTTTTATACCCCTCTATTTTATACGCTCTCGTTGCCGGCGAAGTAACCAAGTTTATAGCCTCTATAATCTGAGGGTTTGCCACATTCACCTCGTAATCAATAATATCTTCTTTGTTTATAAGTATAAGCTCATCGCTTACTCCTCCTATCAAAGGGTTGTCGCAATCATTTAGAATTGACGCTGCTATTTTTCCGCAATTTCCCATTTCTTTTTCCTCTATTTTTAGTAAGCAAATTGTAACAGATCGTCATCTCCAAATTTAGCATCCAGGTTATATGCGTATTTTATTACGTTTTTCTCTGTATACTTATCAAAGAATGAATCAAATTCAGAAAGATTTTTTTCCTCTTCTGTCCCAATTAAAATGTTTGATTTATCAGCAAACACAATACGATGTGGAAGGTACCATTTCGTACCATTGTTTTCGTAAGCGTTTATCATTCGATCCCAAAAAGAGAAAATGATAAGTGTGTATCCATCTGATTTTAATTGCATGATTCCATTTTCAATTCTTTCATATGCTAAGTCAATGGCTGGGAAAGCAAACTTTCTTTCTCTCTTGTATTGATCGGCTACTGATTTAGTAACGACGAATACCGGCGCTTCCTGACCTGATGTCAAACGCTCGTCTGCGTCTGTTACCATAGAGTCAAGAGTTTTTGTTACAACCAAATTCGTTGTATCAGTGTCGTTGAACCTTTGTAAGGCATACGTCGCCTGTCCGTTTTTAGAGGTAAGCCCTGTTGTCTTTCTTGCCGAATTTGCTGCAACAATAGCAAAGGCTTGTTTCCACAAACCGTCAACCACGTTGAAGTAAGTCAGGTCAGTCCCATTGGTAATGTTACCAGGAGGAGAGCTGTTGTAATTAGCGGCTGCGGTATCACCAAACCATGCGTGTCTGAAAACCGAATCAGTGATCGTATCTGCAATTCTTTCCTCAACAAAAAGAGCAAATTCGGTTCCTGTTAAATCTTCTTTGTTTAGTCCAGACTTAAGCCCCCATTTAAAGAAGGTTTGAATTAAATCATCCGCACACTGTTCGAATCGATCACCGATTCTTTTTGGTGTCCACGTTTTGTCAATAGACCGTATTTGCCCAGCATTTGGAGTACCACCGCAGGCGGTTTTCGCCTTGCCTGTTAATCCCTCAAACAGCCCGATAATAGCCAATTGTTTATCGTGAACAATTCCTTTTACTAATGTATGGAATTCATTTACGCCTGGCTTAGTATAATACTTTGACAGTATCGCCTCTCCAAGTGTTTTGATATCTTCTCTATCAAGAGTTAAATCTGATGTGTTAAATAATGACATGCTGTTTTATATTTAAATATTTTGTGTTATTGTTTTTTATTTCTGGCTGCTATTTTCGCTCTAGCCTCATCCATCTTCACGCTTAATGGCCTGTCGTCTTTTTCTTTTTCGTCTTTTCTGAATTGGTTTTTATATTCAGGCAACTCTGTTTTGCCTTCCATGAGTGTAAGCATTGCTTTGAAGCCTTCCACTTCTTTGCTTATCGTTTCAAGGTTTTTCTTATTGTCTTCAGCTTCTTTTTTTGAAGCTTCAATGGTTACTTTCAGTTCTGAGATTTCTTTGTTAGCTGCTGCCAGTTTCTGATCGTTCGAACCTTGCGACGTGTCTACAACTGTAGTAATAAGCCCATCAACAACGGTTATTGTAATGCCCATCTCAGGCAAAACATAATCGTCATTAGGAGCCTTTGCGCCGTCAATCATCACCATATCGCCCGCATCAGGGTTGCCTGGAATTTCTGAGCCGTCCCCGTTTGTAATGGTTAATATTTTACCGCCCTGATCAGTTGCGATAAGCGCTTTTGGTTTTAAATTCAACGCCTTTGAAATCGTTGCAGATAATTTTTCGAATTGGGCTTTTAGTCCTTTAATTTCTGTGCTCATATTTTCTTTTACTTTTGCCACAGCCTTATAGGCTACTGGCTTGTTAATAATATTTTCTGTTGATAATTCGGTAGAGAATCCCAGCTTAAATGCCATCTCTGGATAGATATAAGTCTCTTGCTTCATTAAAGCATCGAGGGCGATTTTTTCCATGTTTGTGTGTTTGGAATAAAATGAAATCAGCTTGTCTTCTTCTGCTCTCATTTCGTCGGCTGCTTGTTGGATGTGATCGGCATCGCCTTTGATTCCGCTTGTCCATGGATTATGAATCATAAGCGGGCATAGCGCAATTCTTTTAGAACCTGCAAACCAAATAACCGTATCAATACTTGCGCACTGCTCTACTGCTATTGTTGTTACTACTTCTGGAATTGTTCTTAAAAAATCATAGATATCAAAACCAACATCACAATATCCTCCTGGGCCGTTAACGGTTACGTGGAATTCTGTAACAGGATCGTTTAACGATAGCCCTAGTTCTCTTTGAGCTTTAACCTGAGCTACGATATCGATAAGGTCAACACAT